GCCGCTTTAAACGTGTCTTTGGTAGGAGCGGTCAAGCTAGTCCTGCTGGTCAGCGTGATAGTTCCGAATTGGTGACCGCCATTGAGCAACTGGCCCAAGAAGGAGGTACACATGCTCTGGGTGTTCGCCATAATTTATCCTAGTGAAGCTGCTTCAAGACCTGCAAACATGGACTTTTTCAGAGCTACATGTGCAGAACGGTGTACCAATTCGCCATCCAACCAGTATTCAACCCATGTCGTGGTTTCGTTGTCGTTGTCTACGGTGCCTTCCCGCTTGTCCAGCAGGGCTTCATCCATCAGACCTTTAGTGGTTGTGATCATGGTAGTCTTATCAGTGCGGTGGTGGATGAGTTGGCTGGCATGACAACTGTAAAGAGGGATGTCGTGGTTTTGTCCGCTCCAAAGTCTAATACTGCCACCGATTTGTTGCTCTTGGATGCATTGTAAATCAGCGCACCCCGTGCTGTAAACGCACCGGTAGTCCAGACGACATTGCTAAAATTTACAAAGGGAGTGGTGTCTGTGACGCTGACCGAGATGCCGGTCATCACCTGACCTGTTGCAGTGTAGCCGGTACCTGTAATCTCCCCCGTTGCTGTGTAAACGGTGGTAGCTGCCCCTATATCGGCGTTGGCTGTGTACAGCGCCATATAGAAGGTGTCTGTGTCGAAATCGTGTACCGCCTTAAGCAGTTGCTGCTTGAAGGATGTGGTCAGGGTTTGGGCGATGCTCATGTTACTGGCACCCTAGCTTGCCCGCTGCGGTACGCGTCTTGACGCTCAAGCCCGTCACCCAGACGTTTGAGTTGCCCCATTGCTTCTTTGTACTTGCCGTCATACAGGGCAATCATGTCCGTCTCACCCTTCATGTAGGTGTAAGCTTCAACCAGTGTCCCGTACAGCAGCACAGGGTCGTAATTGTCACTGAGCCACGTAGTCGACGCGGTAACGATGGACTCGGGGTAGTAATAGTAGTGAAGCTCCATGCTGTAGGCAGCGTCTGGAGTAGGGCCGATGATGAACGTGAGTTCTGTCGTGATCACACTGGAAGCTACGGCGGGGCCAAACAGGGCGTAGTACTTGGGCGACCCCGTGGATGTTGGCTTGGGGTACGCTTCACGAATGAAGTTGACATCCTTGTTCAACAGGTAGGAGTACGCCCCCGTAGCCGGGTCTATTGCTGCCAAAGAATAGGAAGACAGAAAGTCATCCGGGCAGGCCAAATACTTGTTACTCGCCGTTGTAATGCCCGTTACATTCTTACGCAGTGCTGGAATCTGTACGGTGTTGTATATACGTTTCTCTGCCTGTGTGATGAACAGGTTCATGTCCACCGTAGGAAAGGTGTTCTCCGTGTAGGAGGAGACCGCAGAAACCAACGCCGCGTAGTTCATGCCATCGGGCCTCGTGCGGTGATGCCTTTAGTGGCTGCGCCATTGCCGCGAGTCACAATACCCGATGTCTTTACACCGGGTTGCTCTTGGTTGGTGATGCGCCCAATCGAAGCACGAGCATTGTTCAACATGCTCATGTCTTTGCCCTTGCCGGGGTTCGCTTCCACAGTCACGGCTTTGCCAGACATGGTGTGGGGTTTGGCGTAGGCTGCTGCCTGTTTGTTGTTGATCATCTTAGCCTCCGCGACCAGATTTCTGGTTCATCACTTTAGCCATGCCACGACCATACTTCATCATGTCCATGTCCGTTTTGCCGCCTTTGGCAAACTTGGTTGGGGTTTTGCCGGGATGTAGCCGCTTCTCGTGCTTGTGCACGGCCCCAGCCATCATCTTCTTGTCCTGCTTCATGTCTGCCTTGTCCATATCAACTCCTAGGTTACTGTAACTGAGCCAAGTTCTAATTCTGCCACCAAGTAGTTGGGGGTCAGTCCGTCATCGTTTGCCCTAGACCCGCCTACCGGGTTCCAGTTCCACTGAAATATCCTGCTTCCTTCACCCGGATTTCCGTCTGCCAGCAGGCCAGAAACCACATAACTCAAGTCCCTGCGTGGATCGCGCAAGCCCTGTGGGTCATCTACCGGGTACATCCCCAACTGCAACTGCGGCTGGTCTGGTGTCCAGCAGGTTGGGCACACCAGCAAGTTGTACGTTTTGGTCTTGACAACTTCCTTCTTCAGTTCCTTCAGCTTGTAGCGGAACCCGCAGCGGTCACATTCCGCTATCGCATTCTTGCCTGACGCAAACCTGTTGCCCATGATTAGCTCATAAACATCTGTCTTGGCACAAACCGCACCGCTGCTTTCTCGCGGTCTTCATCTTGGGCAAACTGCCACGCTTCGTCGTATTGTGCCTTCAAAACCTGCAGCCGTTCCATGCCGTTGGGCAGCTTGAGCGCCAAGTAGTAGGCCAACCCGGCTGCTACGCAGGGTATAAACCGAAACGGAACATCCATCGTGTCAGAGCCGTCTCCAGCGTTCTGGTTCCGACGCAGCCGCCAGTACACGAAGGTGTAGGTCTGGGAGCCATCAGGAGTGGGCCAGACGGTGATTGCAGGGGGGTTTGATACATACACCGCTGTGGTGGTTGTATGCGTGGCTGCGGTGGTGTTGGCCTGCCCTCTGGAGCAGGCTGTCAGGACATTGCCCACAATGTAGCCGTAGTAGATGATCTCGCTGTCTACCTTGATGTACCCGGCAGCAGCAAGCCCTACGACAGAACTCAGCGTGATAGAGGTGGCTGTGGCCGTCACGGCCCCGTTGAGAGTCAGCGTTGTGGCGGATGTCTGGCCTGAGTTGCGCTGCACCATGACCTGAATGGGCCTAGCTTGGGTCAGCTTGTTGGGTAGCGTAGCGTAGGTGCTGACACTGATGCGGGTGATGGTCAAGTCCGCTTGGTTGGAGGTCGAGTTGGCATTTGTACGAATGACGTGCTCAAGCAAGTCCACGGTATCCACCGGCAGCGCGTAGGTGTTCAACCCTTGCGTCAGGGTGAACGACCCCTGCTCAATCGTCCACATGTTGATGCCCCGGTTGGCCCAGTCAGCAAACATGATGTTGAGGGAACGCCGCGCTGTACGCATGTCATACCCGGAGCGAAGCTCAGACCCCGCACGTTCAAATGCGTCTTCTATGACTTCACTCAAGTCCATGTCAAAGTTAGAGACGCCTGAAGTTGTCATTATCTGAATCCTGCGGTTTTCTTAGCAATTGCTTTAGGCTGTGCTACAAACTGTTTTCCACTTGCTTTACCTGCTCTTTTGGCTTTGGTTGTTGCTGCGTACTCACTAGGACTAAGGCTTTTGATAGCCGCCTCTGGCAAATACCTCTCCCCCGTCTTGGAAGACGGTTTACCAGACTTGGTGCGCCATTTCTGGTCGCCCCAGTCCTTGAGGGATTGCTGCGGTGCTTTCAATCTTTGTACCCGCCGCCTGCGGCCTTATATCGTTTAGCCATCAACTGGGCTTTTCTGGCTGACCACTGACCAGCACCCGTACCCTGCACAGCAGCAGCCTTAACGCTGTTGAAAATCCGTTTACGCAGGCCCGGTTTGGTGTAGTTACCAGCTTCATTGACCTTTGACTTTACATCTCCACCTTCAGCATATTGCGTGAAGTCCGTGTCGTCACGGCGCTTCTTGCGCTTGCCGGTAGGCATCTTGCTAGGGTCAATGGCCCCCATGCCACGGGAGGCTCTCATTTAGCACATCCGTCCACGGGTTTTGCCGCGCTGGGCAATCCCGTCTGCACGAGACGAAACGGAACCACCGGATGCGTACTTTTTGACCCCGCCGCCTTTACGGAACTCAACGCCTGCTTCGTCGTCGTTCATTTTGCGAGTTCTTTTGGAGGCTGTTGGTTTGCTGGGGCTTGTGAATTTAGTAGGCGTTGCACCGCGGCGAAGCTCGCCGGCAAGCTCCGCCTTCTTGGCTGCGCTAAGAGTGGACATTGTGGGCTCAATTCTCTGCACTTCTGCCGCCTTTTTTCCGCCCATAAGCCCACTAAGCGCCTTCCCTGCGCGAGTCCCCATAGCCGCTTCCGCCGCTATTTGCGCAATTGGAACGCCTTTAGAAACAGCTAAAGCGTTCAGCGTATTGCTGACGTTGCGGCTTAAATCGGAGCCGGTAACTGGGTTGCTGGCAAGGTCACGTTTATCCCGAGGGATTTGCTCCATCGACGAGACTCGCCCTTCTTCGGACATAGCGGGGAGGCCCAACTCTACCTGCGTAGCCGCTTTTGACGAGGCAGGAGTGCCACCGCGCCGTGTCAGCCCCTGCTGTTTGTTCATGTAGTCGCGCAAGCTCAAGCCCGACTTGGCAAGTTCTTCCTTGGTGACTACTTTGGGCTTTGCGCCTGAAAACCTGTCGGAGTCTGCAAACACACGTGTGCTGCTGCCGCCAGCGTCAACAAACTTCCGGGCACGGTCCCGGGTTTCGTCGTCGATGTTTTCGTTGGAGCCTTCTCGAACGAACCCCTCGTCTGCAAACTTACGTGGTTTCATGTCAACTCCTTAGCAGGCCATGCCGCCGCTTTTCATTTTGATTTGCTTGGCTTTGGTTTTGCCTTTGGAAGCAACCCCGTCAGCCGCACGGACAAAGCCGCCAGTTGCCATCTTTTTCATGGGCATTTCAGGTTTGGCTCCAGCTTTTTTCTTAGCAATCATTGCCATGAAGCCGGAGTTCATTTTCGTAGCCATAGTATCACCACCTTTTGAAAATTTGCGGCCTTTGTCAGCCTCGTTAAAGTCTTTGCCCACGGACTGTGGGACTCCTACTTTCTTAGCGAACGATGGCGAATTGGCAATCGCAGCCATGAAATTGTGTTGTTTCTTACTGCTGGATGGCATTACGCTCTTCCAGTCCACCGCTTAACGGTGTCCGTTTCCCAGATTCGGATTCCCGTCCAGATGATCGTGAACAAGGCTGCAATAGAAGGTAGCATGTCCGCCAATGTTCCAATTACCGTTACGATAGAAAGCGCGTCAATGATGTGCTTTGTGGATTCTGTCAATTCTTGTTTCATGTCAGCACTTCCATCTAGCAAGAGCAGCAGCCTTGCGCGTAGGCTTGCCTTTCTCGTCTTTCATCGGTCCCGGCATACCTGACATCCGGGCGCAGAACGAGTCCTTGCGGGGGCCACCTTGGGGCTGTGGAGCCTTGAGGTTGCTGCCAGTTGCTGCGTTGTACTTGGCCCTGCCCTTGGCAGTCAGACCAGCCCCCTTGGAGATTGGGAGCTTCTCGCCCCGACCCACAGAGAGAACCGGGCCTTTTTTCTTAGCCATAGTACACCGTCAAGTGTGTGTTGGCGGGTATTGAAACGTAGACGCCCGTATAAAACCTAATCCCTTCACCCGGAATCGCCAGCGAATCAAGCGCTTGGTTTGTTGAAACATTTAGCGTCAAACGAATCGTACCGCTGGCTGCACTTGCGTTGTCGTAAAACTCAACTTCCCCCGCAGTGCCGCCGGGGGATATGGAAAAGCCTTTTACCCGAGTCGGCCCGGCAAAAATAACGCCGCTTGCATCGAGGTGCGCGGCTTTTACGTCTGTTTGCATCATAGTCAATCTCCAGTTGTGGGGTTGCCCCCGAAGATTAAGCTGTGCGTGTAAACACGTAGGCGGTTGCGCTGGAGAACATCAACGTGAACCGGGCCAAGCCAGTCGCACCCGCAGCAACGGTCAAGTCACCAAAGGAACCGGCAGTGTCAGCGGCGGCGGTGGACAAAATGCCGTTTGTAGCTACAGCAATGGTCACAGTTGATGCGCCTGCGGTGTTGTCAATGTACAGGTCAAACACAGTGCCTCGGGCTGCGCCAAGGGCTGCGCCAAGCAACGTGCCTGTAGGCAGCGTGATGGTGACTGTTCCAACAGAAGTGGAGGTGATGTAGCCAGTAGCAACTTCAGCAGCAGTGGCTGTTGCAGT